TGTATCACCTGCAGTAAATAAATTACCATTAATATATGATTCTCTAATATCAGAAACAGGATTTAATTGAATATGATTCTTAAATTCTGTTTGTTCCTTTAGACCCATACCTTTACGGACTGTGTTGTAAATAGTTTTTGCATCTTGATTAGAAACGCTTTTAGGTAGACCTTGAGAAAATGTAGTAAAATCTTTATTTGCAACAGCATTACGCATCTTTGATGCAGACATTCCTTGTGTGCCTTCAGCATCTGGATCTCTGTCACCTGCACTTATAACTGAAATTTTTTGAAAGTTGAAGAAACCATGCCGACCTTTTTTGCCATTTACTGCGTTTAAGCGGGTTTCAAATTCTCTAATTCTATCAGAACCAACTACCATTACAATATTCTTAAATCCTTCATCATAAATCTTACTTGCAACTTCCATAATATTGCGGGCAGTGGGAGATAAAACAATTGAACGCGCATGCTTAGGGAATGCCTTACGAGCAAATTTTACTTTAGTTTTATAATCTATAGGATTTTTATCTTTATCTTGTGATGGCGATAAGAAAATACGATATGGGTTTTTTCCTGCTTTACTAGAAAGAGTGGTCAAAAGTTTTTCATGACCAATAGTCGGAGGATTCATTCTACCAAATGTAAAATAAACCGTCTTCTCTTCTTCAACTAAGAATTTCTTAAACGAAAATTCCATACTATTTTTGCTTCCTTCTATCCATTTCTTTTTTGCGGACGTCTTTTAGTAATCTTTTTGAAAGCATTTCAATCCGTTTTTTCATTGCTGGTTTTTCTAATCTTTTTTCTAATTCCATTCTTTTCTGCATAGGTAGTTCTCCCTTAGATACTCCTTTTGAGAGTTTCTTCAAGAAGAAATTGCGTGCAGCTTTTTGAGAACGTCTTTTAAATCGTGCCATGTCCGGCATGCGGCGTTTTGCCCGCTCACGACCAATCTTAATTTTTGGGGCTAGCTTTCTCATTAGTCGCTTACGCGCTAAGCGTTGAGACATATTCAAAGCTTCGTTGGTTGTATCATCCTCACCATCAGTTGGCTTAGATGTAATCATATTTTTAAAACGTAATGGTTTTCCCATTATTTTACCTTCCTGGTTTATCCCATCCCTTTAATATATCCGGTGAAAAGTTGGCATATGAGAATTCCATACGATCAACAATTTTCACTGCATCACCACCAAGTGTATCAATAGCAACATAACCTTCTTGACCGGTAGTCTTATAACCGTTTTTTGTTTTCAAGAAAGTATCGATACTACCTAACTTATTAAGTATATTTATAAGTTTTAATTTCGCCAGAACGATAGATTTTTGTAAATCAAACATTTTTTTCAAAGAAACTTTGTTTTTTGTCGAAAAAAAGGAAAGAATTTCGTCTAATTTCTTTTGTTGAGCTGCTTTGCCTTTATCAGATGACCGCTTATCTATTTCTTTTTTATACCTTGCAGTAATCCACGCAACCAGTTTATTGACATGCATAGTCGTGTTTGTAACCACTTCACCGCGTCTAACATAGCTGTTATTAAAAGTTTCAATAAGTTGTGCAAGGTCACGATTATTTTCGAGAGTCCTAAGCGTTGAGCCACTAATTTGATTAAAGATTTTGCCTGCATTACTAAGATGTGCATTGACTTCCTCCGTATCTTTTTTAGATAATGTATATTTAGTCATATCTCTTAACATTGCATCTTGAGACCAAACGTTTTTTGAATCTTTTAACTTAGATACGTCAACTCCGTATGATGCTTTTAGAGATTCAAATGACGAGCCCGTATACGTCGTGTGCCAGACAACTCCGATCTTTTTCGATTGTACATGCTTGGCCATCTCCGTGCCTGCAGGTATAGCGTATACGATTGTATTAGGGTGAAAGGTGATATATTGATCCCCTTTAATTCGAGTTTTTTTAACGTCGCCTGGACTAAAGAGAAAATCACCTTGTATAATTCCTTTTATTCCTAGTTCTGGTAAATATTGTAAAGCCAACTTAAGTTTTGTATTGAGATCGCCACTAGTAGCATTATCAATATCATCATTGTTCTTGTATATTTCGGGAGATTTGTTAAAGATCCCTTTTTTCGCCACGAAGAATCTTCCATCGCTAGGATCAATCCCAGCAAACACAGCAGGAGCACCATCCCACTTGAGAGATACATTGCCATCATGTTGACCTCCTAACATGTCTCTTAATGAACGCAGTGCTAATATAGCATCACGCGTACCTTTTACACCACCATATAAAACCTTATCTTCAATATGAGTCATATGTGTATTTTTTTGTTCTTTAATAAATTCAGCGAATTCCATTATTCATATACCTTTACATAAATTGAAGATTCAGCAGTTTTAGATCCAGCAAAATTTACGAGATCAGAAACAAAGGCACTCGCTTTACCATTGTTTTTATTTTTTTCTAGCATTGAACAAACATGTGTAGCTGCTAATTTACTATGTAGTTGTATAGCTGTTTGTGTTTCCATATCTGACAAAAATTGATTCTTATCACGAATAGTTGGATGTACAGTTTTAGCCATTAGATAAAAATTATTAGCATAAGATGATTTAGCACCTCGGTTTTTTAAATCTTTAGCCATTCGTGTAAGTTCAGCATTCGTAGGCATATTATAATTGATTCTCTTTTTAGCTGATTGAGTTACTTGGGCCCAACTAGCTCTACCACCTCTAGCAGTTTTTAATGTGATCTCCATATTAGGAGATGCAAATGCTGCTGAAGCTCTAACATCCATTTTACTTGTTGCATCAAAAATAACTAAACCCATTTTACTGCGAAAGAATGATGCACCTTTCTTAGCAAATGATGCCATCAACGACGCTCGAGTAAATGTATGATCATCAACTTCTTCTGTACGATTTTCTTCTTTAAGTTTGGCACCAGCTTCTGAAATAATCTTTTTAAGAGATATGCCTACTATTTTTCTATCGTCAAATGCAGCTACAAGATCTGAATTTAGTTTTTGAATACTTTCGTCTGATAGTTCACGAGAAATATTTACTCTTGCTGCTATAGCCCAAATATCTCCAGGATTCCATTTATCATCACCTAATTTTACTATACCAGAATTTTTAAATGCATTATCTTTTAATTTATAAATTGCTTTCATCACATCATCACCTCTATGAATTGTCATACCAGTTTTTAGGTATCCCTTCTTCATTAGTAGCTTTGCTGACCAATATGCTGACCAATGCCAAGATGCATCCATGCCTAGCATTTCATCTAATGATAACATATTTACTTCTGCTTTACCATAAGCAGCTTTTAAATCTGATTGTGAATAAGATTCGAAAGGTTGTATTCTTTTACCCAACATAGCGTGAATCCAAATTGCTTGTAGACCTTCAGCTAATGCAGTATTCTTTGTTCCACCACCAGCTCCACTTTGTGCTCCTCCAAATGCAGCTGATTTACCAATTTGTGATGAGGATATTTCTCCTCTATTACTAACTAATTTTACTGGCTTTAATGTTTTTTCTAAGTTATCTACTGCCGCTAAATTATCATTAGTATTATCAATCTTTATTTCAGCACCAGTGTTTAATGGAATCTTATCTCCATTTTTAATAATCTTTCTTAATATATCTAATCGTGGTTCATTAGTTTGAGAATTAGGTTTTGACCATTCTGCAGGCGTCATTTTCACATAAGTAGTCATTTTTGCCTCGTTTAAAAATGTTGTAAAACGTAACAACTGTTACCTCCATTATAGATATATCATACCACTATTTATAATAAAAGTAAACCTAAAAAAAGCAGACCGAAGTCTGCTTTTTCTACTGGGCGTGTAGGATTATGTTGTAACTTTAGTAATCCATGTTGCGATAGGTCGAACAAATGGTAGCAATGATATCGCCATTAGAAGATTTACACCAGTATGAGCCATTGCAATTCGCAATGTATCACCCTTAGGCATACCGTCTGAGACAAGAGCACCTGCCAACCAAATAGTACCAGTCGTTCCAATGTTAGCACCAAGCACTGCAGCAATGGCTGCTGGTAGTGGTACTGCACCAGATGCAACCAATCCAATGATTGCCGTAGTTGAAAGAGAAGACGACTGCCAAAGTAGAGTCATAATGATTCCACCAGCAAACATCCAAAGAGGACTATGCGTAAAATATGCAAGGTGTTCTATGTTTCCCATAGACTTCATGCCACCTGCAAACATTTTTAATCCGAAATAGAATACAACCAATCCTACGAGAGAGGTCATAACTGGATTACCAAGTTCCATTTTTCCTACCTTTTTCCAAAGTTTTGTTACCATTATTTTACCACCACCTTAACACGTAATTTATTACCATTCTTCTATCAACAGTTTGATTATTCATTGTACAATGGTAAATGTTTGAGTCAAATATTGCCGCTCTATTTGCTTTCGGCGATACTGTATTATAGTCTAATGCATCATCATCAAAGAAGATAGTATCACCATCTGCATCATTCACATAATAAAGTATAGAGATCCAACCTTCTTCTTGGTCTTTATGAGGCACATTATACGTATCTGATGGTAATGTAGAAGGGAGAGTCAGATTGCCTTTTACACGAAATAGATCAATAGTTTTTTTCTCAAGTTTTTTTTCTACTTCAGGAATAACTTGTCCAACTAAACCGAAGAATGGTGATGGTTCGACACCTTGTATATAAAACTGATGACATAACATAAGATTATCTCGAACATTATCATCAATAATATCTGGAGATGATGTAGAACCATGATGCCACCACCAAGGAAAGTTTGGTTCTTCCTCGCCGATCATCAACTTACTAAGTTCTTCATAAGTTTTTTTAGGTAGAACGTCGTCCAGTATTATTGGTTTGTTCATTTTTATCTCTGTTCTGTTCATTCCATTTTTTGATGCCATATTGACGTTGTCTTTCAATATTCTTTGGATCTAAATGATCATAACCATTAATACCTGCATCTTTTGCCCATGCGGCAATCATATCTAGTTTATGCGCTTTCATTTTGGATTCCTTTTAAATCATCCATCAAAGTATCTATGTGTTCTGGATTTTCATCGATTTGATTCCGCGCGGTATAAAGTCTTTCGAGTCTTTGCCGTACCGATCTAACTTTGCGTTTACTACTTTCCCAAAATTGAATTTCGGAATCAATTTTATCTTTTCCCATACTAATAGCTTTAGCATCTCTATGTACAGATCTTAATACGTTCATTCGTGTTCTCCACCATTACCTCGTCCTAATCCTCCAAAATATTGTGGAGATCTACGAGCTGTTTCAAATGTTCCTACAGTAATTACAATTGCAGCAAGCAATACAATATGAACTACTGCGCTCACGCCGAATGCTGTCCAACTACCAACTATAAATGCGAATACAATACACCACATCCACGCTAGCACTTGCATAACCATATGCCTTGTGCCGAGATGCGGAATATTACTGAGTGGATTTCGTCTATCATCCATCACAGCATTCCAACCATTAACAATAAATGTTCTCACTGGATAAACTCCTTTTTCATATGTAACTCGTAGCGGATAGTGAGCATCGACTACGTCTTTAAATTCAATAGCATCATATTGGTCAAGAAAATACCTGACAACAATATGATGCTTAAAGTAACCTTTAACTCGATACATTAGGCTGCGTCTGCAAACTCAAGAGCCGATTTCAATGCATCCTTCTTACGAAGTTGATTTCCACCGAACCAAGATGAATAGAGACGATTATCTTCATTACGACCTTGTACATGATCAGTAATGTAAGTGACAGAATTAAATGCCTGCCACCAAGATCCTTCACCATACTCTGCACCTGGCTGTGTGTCAAGAGCTTCATATGATAACTTTGCATTGCGCGAAAGTGTATCAACAGAAAGACCTTTTCCTTGTACTCGCTTATCAGCTGTACGTGGAAACACTTGATTCAAATATTCAATATAAGAATCTTGTGTAAATCTTTTTGTTGAGAGGTATTGAGCCATTTCGTTATACGATGACATCTTTTCAGATGCAATACCAAGAGCTTCTTTCACAGTCGATGGATCAAACTCTGTGCGGTGTCCTAAACGAACAGCGTTGTCAGATTTTGAATCAAGTGATAGTGAAAGAGTATTATTACACACTACGCGAATAGGTGTAAAGCGCACATCAATTGCTTTTCCATATTGATGTGGATTTGAGAAGAGAAGATATGAATCAACACGATCTCCACCCAAAATTTCAAATGAATCTTTGACTTTCGCCAAAGCCCATACCATTTGACCATCTTTCAATGATCCAGCAGTGTGCATTTCCATATCACCTGCCATTACATATTCATGGAAAAATTCAAATGCAGTTTCATTCTGAACTGGATTCCAATTTTCACCAACGTTTGTAAGAATACGTCCGTCAGTGTTACGCACTAAGGACTTTTGTCCAGTTGGCATTTTGCGACCGTCAAATTCAATGTATGATTCAACTTCGCGTACATTCCAATTAAGTCCAGCTTTTTCCATCATTTGTGCTGGTGTCAGATCATTTGATACTGGAACACCAAGACCGTGCCATGGAACTTGACCAGCGTATGCCATTGTTTCTACTAAATGTGCCATAATATATTTTCCTCATTTCATTTTATAGATCTATTATACCATAGAATGGTACAGTTGTACATGCTTTTTTTTAATTAAAGCGAATTTATTTTTCTGTAACTTTTTACAGCTCCAGGTATCATTGAAGGATATTTACCAAGATAAGTACCCGCTTCAAGATCAGACTTAGTGATATATTTTTTATGTGGATGATCTATTGCATTCCAATTCTCAAGCAACCACTTAGCAAGACTATCGAACTCATCATCACTGATAAGAGGATTGTCTTCTTTGTAGTATGCATAAGAACACATAAGATATTTTGCAATAGGATTTTTCATTATAGTACCATTAAAATTGGTAATGCTGCAACCACAATAACAAATAAAACTCCAGCTATCCATTCATGCTTAGCCATTATACAACCCTCCCACATGCATATATTGAAGACATCATCAAGCGCGCTTGCTTGAGGCGAGACTCAAGATGCTTGATAACTTTTTCGTTTTGGATTGGACGTGCTGCTTCTTCCATCAACCAGACTGGGAGGACACGAAGCATACGCTCGACACTTTCACGCTGTCTATCAGGTGTAAGAGTATCGATCATACGCTTATAAGCCGCATTTGAGATTGGTTTAGTCATATTTAGCTCCTTCTTTCATTTTATAGATATATTATACCATAGAATGGAGCGTTTGTACATGCTAAAATCGCATTAAAATGAATTTTTTTTCATTTTTATTTACTTACATCAAAGTCTACACCTTCGCCGACTACAATGATGCATGTAGTTTCATTATCAAAAAATTCTATGAATGCCCATTTGCCATTATCAGCATTATATAACATAGCATACATTTTAGTATAGAGGTCGTTTTCTACTCTAGCATTTCCTATAGAAGAAAATAATGGCACAAGACCATCGCCATCGAGTCTATCAAAAACTTCTGATGGACTTGCGCATTGAATTGGTTTTTCTGCCCATACTGGTGCAGCAAATGCAACATTGCAGAATACTATAATACTGATAGAAAAAATCCATCCAGCTAATAATTGTTTACCAAATTTTGTCATTACATGTTATCACCAAATCCAAGCATTGCGCTTAGACCGAAAACCTCCATTATCATAAACGTAAAGATCATGAGGACAATACTCCACATAATCAACTTACCATTAAAGTTTGTTGCTGCTAATCTAATTGCAATTAATTCATTGCCTAAAAATCTCAGCATCAACTCGAATTCATTATGGTCTTGTTTAACTACAACACCGGACTTTTTTTCTTCTGCCATTAAGCTGCCATTTCATATTTATTCAGTGGATTAGCTGGATTAACACCTAACATGTTACCCCAGGCTGTGTAATAATGTCTCATCCCAACTTCATCATGAATTGTAGAATTTTCATGGCGGCCATGTAGAATGTTTCTTGATTCGGTACCTTCTCTCATTGTGGTACCTTGACCTGCAACACCAATTAAATCTTCATGTAGGTTACGACCGAATGGTCCCCAAATAGAATTATGATGTTTGATTCTAGTTTGTCTTTCTTCCTTTGTATCCTTACGTAGACCATATCCTCTAAATTCAATAAGAACTTTATTCGGTCCAAGCGGTGTTACCGAGTCTGAACGATATGCGGAACCCCGTAGGTTAAAATTAAACCCTGGGAAGAGGTCGACCATATACCACTGGTTGGGCGGCAGATTGGGAAAAGATAGTTCCCCGCG